TGTTCGGGTGCTACTTTAACATAGTGTAGCGTAGGCTCTTGTAGTGCAAATAGCACATTCTTATCTTTTATTACTTTCTTTTCAGTCATATTATCCACCTTCAAAACCAACAAACAAACAAACGGTGTTGGTGGAATTTAATTACTTGGCTATTGGAGTTTTCTTTTTCTCCTCCTTAGCCTTCTTTTTTGCTTTAGTCTTTTCTTGTTTTTCCGCTAAAGCCTTTAATCTTAATTTTTCTCTTTTATCCAAAGAATCACCCCTGTAAAACCCAATGTGTTGTTACTTCACACAAATGTAAATCTCTCGGCATTACTGTTCCTTCAATAGTAATTGGCCCTTTGTCGTCGGGAATAGTAACATTAGCCGCACTTAAGAAATAATTTTTCAATTGTATTTTTATCTTCTCTCCATTGTCTTTATCAAATTCTAAATTTAATAAACCATTCGCTACTGTATCGGTGGCAATTTCTTCTGTTTGTGAATTAGCCCCAACTAATTCTTCATAGAGTTTATCATCAGTAATCATAGCGGTAAAAGAAATTTCATATGTTCTTTGAGCAGGTATAGCGTCTTTTATCTTTTTATTTCCTATTCCTAAAAATCTCTTGTCTTGTAGGTTGTTGTTGATTGTCAAAGTAAAATTAGTTATCTTCAAAAATTGTTGTCCAAATATACTAAAAGAACCACTTGAGAAAAAGAATGGCTCTAGCGATTCTGCCCCTGTTGCTGCTAAAGTATTTGAGCCGCTACCATAATTAAATAGAGTTGTGTTGGTTAAATCCGAATTTCCTCCTCTTGCTTGGTATGCTTCTTGTTGTTTTAGAGTATGAACTGTTCTAGTGTTTAAATCCATAGTCATTTTAACTTCTTCATTTTCATTAGCCGTCATAGTTAATGTATTGACTCTATTGCCTCTTGCTATTCTAACAAAATTCTTTGACTCGGAAGCCGCCGTCGTTTCTGTATTGTAGGTATTGGAAGATTCTAATTTACTTAGCGTTTGTTCAAGAGCAAAAGAAGGTAAGTCTTCTCCGTCTGCTTCTGCAAATGTATATTTGATTGGGTTTTGAATAACACCCGAAGCATTGTGACTAGGTAATGTAAGTAATGCAAAATGTGTAGCAGTATCTTGGTGCGCTACGGGAGGTATCATAAATGAAGAATCAGTGGCAGTTCTATAAAATATAGGGCCTGTTGAAGTGTGTCCTTCTAAAGTATCGCTAAATGTTTTAGCGGTAGCGGTTTCTCCAATATCTAAATAATGAACATTATTAGCATGTGCAGTATAAGGTGGAGTTGCAGGGTCTAATGAACCTGAACCTGTAAATGTAGCATTAACCTTAGAACATTGTCCTAGCGCATAATATAGCCATGCTCCATGATTTGTAATGTATGCTAAATTCCCACCACTAGAAGTTTCGATACCTTTGTATTGATGAGTAAAATTTCTTTTTCCTCCTAATGAAAGATTGAGTTGTTTCATCTCAACCTCAACACTTGGGAAGGTTGCAGTTTCCAAAAGACCCAACCAATTGTCAGCACTTAATCTAGCAATTGAGCCTGTTTTAGTAGTAGGGGCGGGTGTTCCATAAGCATGCAATACAATAAAATCTGTTGCATCTTGTATAGTTAAAGTATGTGCGGGGGTTATAGTAAAAGAAGTTGTGTCATTTGATGAAACAGTATGTGTTGAGACATAAGTTCCATTGTCGTATAAATCAACCTTACAACCAACATACAAATCTTCGACCAATCTTACATTGTCACTCCATAAAGCATCAGCAACTAATTGAGTGCTTGAACTTGAACTGTCTAAAATAATCTTTAAGTCTAACTCCGGTATGAATGTTAAACTTGCTCCACTTCCTAAAAATATATCTGTATTTGTCATGCTTATCTCCCCTCTCCTTTACTTACTTACTAGGGAATACTTAATGCGAATCGTTTTGCTTCTACTGTTAATTTATATCCGAATAACCTCTTTGCTCTATCGTTGCTCTCGCTTCTTGAACCTACAAACACTTGATTAAACTTAGAACCATCACTTGCAGTATATCCCTTACGACCTCGCTCAAGCGTATGACGGGCTATCAAGTATAAAGCCTTTAGCCTATCTTTTCCAAAACTAGCATCTGTTCCGGCTCTTTCATCATGTATGGTTCTCATGTGCATTGTAAATGAATAAGTTTCATTTCTTACATCAAAGTGAACTGTTGGATATTCTATATTTTGAGAGTCTTCAAAGAATACTATAACATCTTTAGCCGTTAAGTCATATCTAACTCCTCTATTCTTATCTAATGTTCTAACATCAACAAAGTTAGGAGTTCCTGCATGGTCGGCAGTTATTTTTCCTTCGCTAATTAATGTTGTAACAGAAGAACTCCAATTAGTAGAGACTAAATCAATAAGTAAACTTACTTCATCCATATTATCGCCTCAATGCTTTTTTAAAATCATCACTTATTTTTTGAGATATTGCCCTGCTAAAATTTTCTTGTGCGTTCTTTATCATTTCTTTATTGCTAAACGATACATCAATTCCTAATACTTCCGATAATTCTTGCATAGCCTTTTGTCTTTCCATTTCTATTTCTAAAAATTTTTTAAAAAGGCTAATCTCTTGCATAGAAATCACTCAATTAAATAAACTAAATCACCCTTTCCTTTCAGTATGTCCATAGCCTCTTTTGTTAAAATGTCATACTTTTCTTTAGTTGAAATATTACCGCCTGTTTCAGCAATCATTATTGTTTGGTCGTCGTGCCTTAGTAGTTCGGCAGCGACTAACATTGTAGTTGCTTTATGTATAGCCGAAGGAACTCTTGAAGAACCCGCAACATAAGTAATTATAATTGAGTTTTGAGTATGATATGGATAATCTCTTAGGAAAAATATTCTTCCATCATCTTTAATACTCCAAAAACTACCCAATCTTTTCATATCTTGCATATCTGTAAATGCTTCCGAAGTTGATTGTGAATCTTGACCTGCTTTATCTGTAAGTGTTATTGTGCATCCCGAACCATCTTCTCCTGCTAACAAACTTGAAATATTAATCTTATATCCATTATCGGGGTCAATAGAAGCATAAAAGAAATCACTTATGCTTAAATTATTAGGTGAAGAAGTTCTTTCTTTTTCTCTATTAGCCCCTGTAAATTGAGCAGTATTCGCAGGAAACTCTTCATTAATTAAATGGCAAATATCCCTTGCAGTTGTCTTTGCTCCAAATCTACTGTCGAATGTATTGTGAGCCGACATAGTTCCTTCTCCTTGAAAAAACAACTCAAAGGTATCACCGCTATTAGGGAGTTGTAAAGTTATTTTTCTAAGATGTTGAAAACTATCGGGGTTTAGTGTGACGCTTGCTTGAGCCGAAGCCAACTCTTGATAACTATTTCCTTGCCAAACTTTCAAGGATATTACTTTCTTTAATTTCATTGTGGCTAATTGTATAAATCCAACATAGCCACCATAGTATGCTTGCATTGGGTGTCTAACAAATTCAAAATCATGGAACTCATCTTTGTGAATAATAGGTCTGTATGACCTCTTTACTTTATCATCAACAATACCTTCTATGTTTTTTATGATTTTACCAACTTGGGCTTGACTAGGATAAGTAGAAGATGAAAATGCAGGGACTTGTAACATATCCGATACTGCATCTTTATCTGTATAATACCCTTTACCTGTTGAATAATCAACATCAATAGATGTGTAGTCGCTTGGGGATGATGCTATTGCCATGTCATGCACTTCCTATGTTCTTTAATAAAGTTATATTTCTTTTAAGTTCGTTTATTATACTATTAGCAGTTGCTATAATTTTATAATCAGTCTTAGTTTTATCTACAACAGTAGTAGTAGCACTACTGTATTTTCTATTAATTAATATCCTTTGCTTAAGCATTTCGGATTTACCATGTTTCTTATTAGAGCGTATAGTATAGGTTGGGTCTGCTCCATCTTTTTTAGGTGGAATTTTTTCGATTGTGACTTTAATATAATAGATGTGTTTTAAATCTGTAAGTTGATTAATAAAATAATCTATTACTTTGCTCCTATCTTCAAACATATCTCTTGCATGTTTTTCAATTTTTTTATCTGCTAGTCTTTCTCTTTCTACGCCTATTTTTTCATACAATGGGTTTTTTTCCTCAAAATCGTCTAATTCCTCTTTAGCATATTCTGTTTTTGCTTTTTGTATTTCTTTCATTTTATCTGTAACAAAAGAAGTATCTCCCTGCTTTACATCTACTCTATAATCAGTAGGTTTTATTAAACTAGAAATGAAAGAATAAGGTTTTTTATTTCCTATCATTTCTATTAGTTTAAGAATATTGCTATGTCTTTCATATTGCGCCATCAAAGAAACTCTATTAAGTGCCTTATTATCTATAAGCATGAATGAGTCCACTATTGCTTCTGTTATTGATTTAGTTTTACCATCAATGNTAATAGTATAGTCTTCTCCTAAAGTTTCGTCTNTTTCGGAGTATTTTTCATACTCTTCTTTAAGTTCTCCCATTTCTAAATCTTCGCCTTCGTATTTTTCTTGAATCTCTCGCATCAAAATAGTTCTATATTTATCAATGATTGGTTTTAGTTTTTTGATAGGTTTAGTTAGTTTTTCATATTCTTTTACTAACCCGTCTTTATTTTTCTTTTCCCATTCAGCACCGAACTTAATCATAAGTGCATCGCTAACAGTCCTAAGTTCTTCACCTGTTTTTTCATTACCAAAAGGAACTTTTTGATATTTATATGACCTATCTTCCCCCGTCTTATATTGACCCGATTCCATTATTGGCTTTCCATCTTCATCTCTTTCTATAATAGAAGAATACAAATCCTGTGATTCTCCTAAATTTATTCTACCTTCATTTCCGGCAAGAAGGCTTTTACCTGCTTTATCTTGTTTTTTAGCAATTCCAATTTGCCTAAATCCTAGTTTTTTTAATTTTTTAAGTTTGACATTATCATCATCACTAAACAACCTTCGCCCATCAATAATATATTGTTTGGTATTAATAGGTTTTTTAGACATTTTTTTCTCTTTTTTTCCGGCAGTTTCTACTTCGTATTCTTCTCCGCCAACTTGAACCTGTATTTTATTTAAAAAATAATCCTTCGCTTCATTTTCTGTTAATCCTAACTCTAGTCCTCTCTCTGCTTTCTTAGAAACTTCTTCTTGTTCATATATTCTTGAGAGAACATTAGTATTCAAATCACTTAGTTTTTCATCAATAACTTCTTTTCCTTTATCTTCTTCGATAAAAGAAGTTGTTTTTTCATCTAATTCTAAATTAAATTCCTCTATTATTTTTTCTAATTTATTATTTTGTATGTAAGAGAGGGCTGAATTAAATATTTTTTTATATTCAGTTTTAGTAAATCCCTCTATTCCCTTACTGGTTTTTGCTACTTTTTTAGGATTATAGATTCTATTAAATCTACTAATAAGTTCCTGTTCTTTTCTAGTATATTTATTAGGGTTTAAGTAATCAAAGAATATAAATTCAGCCATCTTTTTTTTAGCGATAGGTTCAGTCCATGTAATAGTAGTAGGAGTATCGCCTAATACCACTTCTATTTTTACCAAAGAATCACCTTCACATTAACCATTTAGCCCACGCTGCTCCTTTTTGAATTGCGCTACCTAAACCTAAACCGCTTGAAGGTGGCTCATAACTCATTTGTCCTTGAGCATCTATCCAATATGGCCTACCATAATTATCAGTTCCCGATGGTGGAATAGGATAGCCACTACCATTATTCATAGCCCCTTGTACTTGTTGATATTGTTGAACATTACCTGTTAGTCCCGCTACTGCCATACCTGCTGATGCCTGTTGCATAGGCATTTGTCCTGCTCCTCCACTAAATCCTTGTGATTCTAAGTATTGTTGTTTAGCCAACTTTCTTTGATTAACAACTTCTGTATTAATCGCAGCGTCTAGTATTCTTTGTATATCTAACTCGATGTTCTCTTGGGTAATCTTTTCAAATTCTCTCATAGCATCGTTGTGAATCTTTAACATTCCTGTGGTAGAATCAGTTGTAAATTGTAATTTAGCCAACATCTTACTAACTACTCTTTCTACAACATCTTCCATTAGTTTTTCCATTTGTGTCAAAAACATTTGACCGTGATATTGAAAAAACTCTTCAACATGATTATCTTGTAAAGAAAGTAAGTTATTTACATTCTTAAATTGTTGGTCGCTTTGTTGTTGAACTGCCCCTAAAACTGTGCTATTACTTGTTCCTAAAATTCCCATATTACTCACCCTGCTCTCCCTTAATTAGATAATTTATCCTTTCTGTATTTAACTGTATTTCTGCCGTTAGTCTAACCATTTCAGCCATTGTTGTTTCTGCATCAGTAGCCGGTGTTGGTGGCGTTATAGTCCACCCCATGCTAGTCAGCCTCATAACATCTTCTTTAGTTAATGTGTTTAATTGTTGTCTTTTTAACATAGAAGGCATTTTCGCTTTAGGAATAAATGCTTTAAAATCTAAGCCGTGTTCATCAGCCAATATTTGTTGTTGTAGCATTTCCATTTGTTTATGAATCGCTGCATGTTTTTGGCAATAAGTTCCTCTTAGTGGCCTACCCTTCTCTACTTTATCTAGTGGGATTGGTGGCCTTAAATAGTCTCCACTTTCCCATATTTGATGAGTTCCACACACTACGCACCTATCTTTAAAGTTAAATTTATAGCCATATCTTAAAAAAAGAATCTTTTTCTTTTCCGGTAGTAATACCTTTCTTATTTCTTTCATTTGTTTCTTTGGTTTTAGTGCATCATACTTGTAATCCTCGATTGGCCCAACTGCTCTATATTGTTGCAGTTTGGGTAAAAAAGCATTCTTCGCTTGTTGCGTCTGTATTAAATTCGGTTGTTGATACATCTTTAATCATCCTCGTAAAGTTCTCTTCTTTCTCGCTTTATTCTCTCACTTTTTTTTCGGTGTCTTTCTTCTACTTCTTTAACCTTTTTAACTTTAACATTATTAACATTCCAAATGCAGCCCGAATCCATATCCCACATATCGGGCCAACCAAGTTTATGCCAGTTATAATTAACATTTCTAATTTCAATACCATCGTAGTCTTCTGTCACTGCGGGTAATTCGGGTTTAGTAGGGTTTTTAACCCATCTTATTTCATTCCCCCATTCTTTTGTTTTAACTCCGTATTTATCATCAAAGTCTTGTAGTTGTTTTTCACCATTTATTTTTAAAATTTTAACATTAGACACATCTAATTCTAAGATATAATTATACTTGTTTATCCAACCATAGTCATATAAGGTTCTTGATAGCCAACCCCCACTGCCTAATGTAAAAGAATACCACAAACCTGTTTGCCCTCCGCTAATAGAACGAGGTTTATGAGAAACAGGTTTTAATTCATATGTTCTTTTTTCTATTTTGTGATTCTTAGATAATGCAAATCTTCTAACAGACTTTAGCAAATTAAACCACATATTATCAATAATCCTTTATCATAGTAGTTATTCCTTTATACACCATTTCGGGGTCGGACTTAGCCGATACTATATATTTGAAACAAGGTATTCCCTTGTCATTCAACTGCCTCATCCCATATGTAAAAGGTTCAAATATTTCATGTTTGTCTATGGGTCTTTCGCTTTTATACTTCTCTCCCCACATATCATATTTGTTAGCCCATATACCAACTGCCATAGGATAGTCTACTTCTTTTTTCTTTCTACCCGAAGGCCATCTATCAGCCACAATAGTATCTACTAAAAATTTCCACGCTAACTGATGGTCTAAATTAGAAGGAGAATCTAAATGTCTATGGTCTATCATAAAAATAATATATCTTACTCTACGCTTTTGCATATCTTTAACCCATTCTTTCCAATAAATTGCTTCTCCTCCTAAGTCAGCACTTTTAATTGTATGAGAATCTCCATCAATTTTTACATTCTTTCTAGTTGCTCTATGTAAACCAACTGTTCTATCATTTATTGTAGGGACTTCCCCTCTTGTTCTAAGTTGGTGGCTTAATGTTGTTTTACCAACCATTGTAGAACCATAGACTCCAAAGTTAATTGCATGGACTCTTTTGTAAAATCCTATAATTGCTTCACCTACTAATATAGCAAAGCCTGTCATTATGGACATTTAATGCCCCCAAATATCTTTAGCCCTCTCTATAATCCAACCCATTATATTAATGTCAAAGACTCCCATTATATTACCAACTAAAAAAGCGGATAGTGCGATACAAGAACCCCAAAAATACATTTTCATTTTAATAAAAAACATATCTGCTGAATGCGCCCTACTTTGATTATACACATAGTCGGACTCACTAAAGCCCATTATGTCTCCAAAGACCAATTAATCACAACCTATTGTTGTATAGTTGCTAGGAACTCATTACTGATAGTGTTGTCTTCAAAGGTAGCGGTAGGTTCTTCCGCTACTACATTGTTTCTCCAACTATCTCTTCTAGCCGTTCCAAATTGCCTCATGCTTTCTTGAAGTTTAGCCTTGATTTGTTCTTCTCTTTGTAGTCTTTGGAAGTGGTTTTCTATCTGTCTATCCAACAATCTAATTTCTATCTTGTCATTGAGTGACAAGTCGAATAGTGCTTTCATAACCATTATTCCACCTACTGTAATAAGACCAAATAAAACAGAATGTGCTAATGCTCCATATGGGAAGTTTAATCCATATGCGGAGTAAAAATATACATTCGCTCCGCTAACTGTCCCGACAAATAAAATTGTCATAATTAATCTTGTATCTTGACTTAGTGCCGCCATAATAAAACCTCAATTGAACTCTACTGAAATGTTAGCAGTAGAACTTCCGGCTTCTGTTATTTCTAAGAAAATACCGTTCCTACAAAGAACTCCGTGCATATCATATTCTAAATTATAATGTCCGTTAGTTGCTTGATGTATTCTAGCAATTTCTGTACCGCCGTTATCAGTTCCATTGAAGACCTTCACTGTTACTGCGTCTCCACCCGATATTGTAATCGCCGAATGTATGCTAATTAACTTAGCCCCTTCACTACTCACAATCGCACTTGAGCCTAAAACTCCACTACTTCTACAACCGCCTATGCCCGTCATACTATCACCTGTTCATTCAATGGAGATAGACTCCACCTATTTAATGTAGCGATTACTCTTTCTTAGATTTAGAAGGAGTTTTTGCCTTTGTTTTAGGCTTAGGCTTGGGTTTAGGTTTTACCTTTTTTGGTAAAAGTTCATCCGCTAATTCCTTAACAGTTGAAATATCCTTGCCTGTTTCTTTACATCCCAATAGAACGATTTTTTCATCCAATGCTAATAATTCTTCTCGGTCTTCTTCATTAAACACAAAGAAATAATTAGGGTCGGAAAGACGAAGAACCGCCCATTTTACTGAAACGGTTTCTTCATCTTTCCTTGTAATTTCTTTCTTTGGTGTAATGTTAAGTCTACCGATTTTAGAATCATCAGTTAATCTAACTGTTACCAATTAAATCCCCTCAAAGGTTGCCCCAAACTCTCAATCTAACAGAGCCACCGTTGCCATCATCGGAAACAGTAGCGTTTGTTCCATCGAGTGAAGTAAACATAAGAGCAAGTGAAGTGCTTGACTCATAAGCCCCTGTTGCTGAACACTCAATTTGTGGTTGTATTCCGTTAGCGTTATCAAAACCTGTAATTGTTGCACAATGTATTGTAGATAATCCAAAGTCAGCCGCAGGTATAACTGAACCTGCCGCAACAATAGATGTTACATCAACTAGTGCATCAACAACATATTCATCACCGCATACTTTAGGTCTACTTACTCCCTTGTGGTCTGCTAGTAAAGTTACTGTAAATGCCAATGCCATTTAAATCACCTACTGTCCAATAGCCATGAAATAAACTACATCACCGCTTACACAATGAATAGCAACATCACCGCTTGCTAGTGGTAAATCTGCATTAACTACTGCTGCTGCTGCTTCTTCCGCACTTCCCTTATGGGTAAATACAAGACTTTCAACTAGTGATAGTCCGGTTTCGATGTTTCCATCTGTGCTATCCGAAGTAGTTTGACCGCAAACTATCTTTCTGTTTCCTTCTAAATTCATTTCCAAATGTATTACTGTCGCAAATGCCATATTATATCCTCTCCTTTATTCTCCTTACTGTATGTTTGTTATCTTTCCTTGACCCTTGAAGAAGGAACATCCGACTTCACCAATTGTTCGATACAAAGCCCTGTTACCTAGAGTTCCGACACCGAATGGGTTTCCATTAGCGATACCATCCTCAAAGTATTGTGTTGGCTTCATAACCGATAGCCACAAATGGTCTGTATCAAGGAATAGTAAATCACTTAGTTTTGTTGAAGCACTACCTGTTTGGCACATGTCCTTAACAGGGATTAGTGGAATATCATAGTATGTTGCTACTCTAAATCCAACTTCTTGTCCTTTAACTCCTCTAACACCGTTTACGGTAGGAACAACTTCTTTTCTATCCATAAATCTTTCTTGGCTTTGTAACAAGTCAGCAANTGCTTGAATAGTATCGTAGCCTGTTAGAATAACCTTTGGAGAACCTCCGGCTAGTCTTAGGTTTCTAATCATATCATTGAGTCTTGTTAGCGTTAGTGAACGAACATCACCGGAAGCATAACCACTACCAAAGTCTATTTCTGCATCAAGGAAAGAAGCAGCACTAAATCTTTCACTGCCGTAAATCTTTCCTAAAGCGTTAGAAGCGGAAGTAGTATCAGTTGCGATAACTCCACCATCAATTGCTAGAAGTTCTGCTCTTGAGGTAATAACCTTGTTTAAAGAAGTATAGTTGTGTCCGATATTTGGCATAGCGGATGATTCACCATAATGCTCTAGTGGCATAACCAACATTTTGTTTTGAACTTCTGCGTGATGCTTCCCCATATCTTCTCTCATTTGCGCTCTAATGTCACCAATTCCATCATCGATTTGAGCCATTTCCATAGCAAGTTCGCTAAAGTCAAATTGATGTGCAACGACTTTAGGACTCATGTTGAGTTGTGCATATGTTGGAGCAATTGGGCCTAGTCCGTCTTGTGCAGTAGAAAGGGCAGCATTTTCAGGAACACCGCCAATCATGTCTGCTCTTGGACTATCCGAACCTAACTCTGCTAAGTTTTCTGTTCCGCTTGCATCAACAGTAAACAAATTACCGCTTCCACCGGCAGGTCTTGACTTTAGAACTCTCCAACCACTAGAAGAATATGGTCTTTTTGAAATCATTGAAAGAGCATTAACTTCTCTATTCAACATAGACCATACTTTCTGTCCGTAAACAATATTGTATAGTGCTGATACATCACTAACGGCACTACCGGAAAATGCCGGAGAACCGTCGTGTCCTGTGTGTATTCCACCTATTGCTCCGGCTTGCTTTAACAAAGCATTACCGGCAGGTAAATTGTTTATTCCATATGTGCTTGCTTCTAAATCTGCGATTGTATTAATATATCCACTCATCTTAAATTCCTCCTACCATTTTGTGAATGTCCGACCAATCCATGTCAGCCATCTCTTCCATACTTGGGAGTTTAATTGCGGATTCTTCTTGTGCCTTTAGAATAGTCTCTTTTTCAGCAGTCAAAGATTTCCTTAGTTGTGTAAATTCATTCTTAAGAGAAGTAATTTCGCTTTGTGCATCATAGTTTTGCTTAGCGATAACATTCTCTCTTGTAGAAACTTCTCTAGCGAATCTTGCTTCAAAGGACTTCTTTAGGTTGTCGTAAGCAAGTGCTTCAAGTTGTTCTTGTCGGAAAGCCTCGTAAGCCTTTTCGATGTTAGCGTTTGACAAATCAAGAGTATCAAACTCTCCATTGTTAAATGCTTTAACAACCGGCATATCGGAAGCAGTTGGCTTACCGTTGTTAATAACAATACGGTCAGCAGGTTCGCCAATTTGGTTTCCTGCACCATCAAGAGTTCTTAAGTAAGCCTTTGCTTCTTCATCTTGATACTCGGCCATTTCCTCTTCATCCGCCATTTCTTCATCTTCCTTGTCCATATCCATGTCTTCTTCTTCATCCGCCATTTCATAGTTTCCTCTTTCCATGTCGTCGGTCATTTCCATGTGGTCTTTGCTATGGCCTTTTTCATCCATCTCTTCTTCTTTACGAAGCGTATTTACTTCTTCTAGCAAAGTATCTAACTCCGCTAATGCTTTTTCTAGTTTATTACTCATAGTTTTTTCACCTGTTTTATCTTGTTTCAAAATATCAAACCTCGCTTCGGGGTTAATTCCTTTTTCGCATATAGTAATTTCATGCAATTCTAACTTGCTGATTTCATTATATTCTCCCAAGTTTTCATTACTTTTCTTTACTTTTTGGAGGGCTTGTCCTCCTATGCTAAAAGACCTCAACGACCCTTTGCGAATATTACGACCTACTTCTTTGGCCTTTTCTATATCATCTCGTAGTTTAATTACTACAAAGAAACCCACATCATCTACTTCGGATTTCCAAAGTCTTCCTGTTTTGTCTCTATAAGAATCTACTACTTCTCCTACTTGAACATTAGAATGATTTGTCATTACATTCCTAAATTTAGAATCTTGCATAAACTTAGTGACTGCTTCATTAAGTGCCTTTAATGTAATTAAGTCATTTTGCTTATCAACAATTTCAATACTAGCATATCCGCCAATCATCAAATCATCACTGCGACTTTTAATAATGGAGAATCCATCATTTCTAGTTGCTAAGACTGCCGACGACATTACGCTCAAAGGAAAAAAATTTCCTTCTAATATATAATACACACGGTTATTTTAAACGATTAGTCTTCTTTTGGAGGTAATTCAAGACTACTAAACTTATCTTCATAAATATTCCATAGTCCTTTATCACTATCAGTATCAGCAGGTTTTTGTTCATAGCCTGTCCATGCCAACCACATTCTTTTTCCTTTAACTTCAAGCATTCTAACATGAAGTTTAGTTTCAAACTTATTACCATCTAAGAAATATTCATGGTAGCCTTCTTTTTGAACACCTAATTTAACATCTCCACTATCTACTAGTTTACGCTTTGAAATATTCTTAGCAACAATAGCAGGGAACTTTCCTGCTTTACCAAACAATTCAAAAATATCATCTTTTGAATCAAGCCTAATCATCCAATTAATGTTTTCATCGCCTAACTTCATTACTAAATTTAAATTATCATCTTCTCTAAGATATAATTTAAATTCTCCTGTTCTATACTTTTCCGGTGTTTTGTATTCTTTTTTTATGGTATCTAACATTATTTTATCATTTTCAGCAAAGAGTTTCTTTGTTTTAGCATCAAAAGATATACCATCTCTATTCTCAAACCAATCCTTTACCCTAGTTAATTTACTATCTAATATATCTTGATATATATCTTTATGATTCTTAACTAAAAAGTTGTGAACTTCTTTAGGAGTCTTTGCTCCTTTTTGTTTTAGATAGTTGAAAACCCCCACTGTTAATTTTGATTGTTTTGTTTTCATTATTTCTTCCGCTTGATTTTTCCATAGGTCTAAATCTATGAGTGCATTTTTAGCCATTAGATTATCTTGTTCAAAACCATAAATAGTAAAACCATCCATGTCTCCTTTGATTATAATATTAGCCTCACCGTGTATGTGGTCTGTAATAACTATTCCTTTTTCTACTTCTTCGACATTATAATTTAATGATTTATCAGTATCTTTTACTAACATTTGTAAAGATACTAATTTGTCCGGTGTTTCGGATTCAGCAATTTCATTTATTTTTGCTGAATAAACAACCGGCTTTCCTTTGACTTCCTTTACCTTGTCTATTGAAACTCTAACAATATCCCCAACATCGGCTGAAACTTGGGTATTAGTGGCATTACCAACATTAAGATAATTTTTACCTTCTATCTTTTCATCTCCCTCTTCTACCGGCCCTGCTCCTAACTTGTAAGAATAGTTAGAACCGCTTTTCTTTTTATCAAGAACAATCAAGTCTAATTCTACAAAGGGCTTCCATCTAATCCACTTTGGATTTTTCTTAGTTCCTAAGAAGTATGTTGAAGTCGCATCTTTAATCATAACTCCTTCGGCAGTTGGCATTTCCATAATCTTCTTAGAATATTCTTCAACATCTTTTAGACTATCCGCTACTCTTGTATCTTTTTTAGATGGGAATGTTAATGCTTCACTAGAATGAATAGAATAATTATTAAACATTATTTGCATTCTGTTTTGTAAAGTATCTTCCATTAGGTTTTCTTCATTATGTCTCATAATATCAAAAACATGTATTCTAGGAGTTCCTTCTTTTTTACCTGCTAAATATTCTACTGCGTCTTTTCTTTTCAATGAATCTTCACCGTCAAATAAAACTAAAGAAGCATCTAGTATGCAATCTCCAAAGTGTTTTTTCTTTAGTTCTTCAATCGCTTCTTTACATTTACTAGATATATCTTTACCTGTATAATCATAAACTTTTATATTCTTATCTATTTTATGAAGTTGTATTCTAAAACCATCATATTTCTCTTGAACATAAAATTCACCCGTAAACCCTTTGAGTTCATCCATGTCTTCTATTGTGAATATTCTATACATTGGTTTGTTAGGAATAATAAAATCACTTTGGGCTTTTTCTTTTTCGGATTTCTTTTGTTTTAGAATAGTTTTTTTATCTCCATCTTTATCTTCTTTGGCCTTTGCTTCATCTAATTCAGTATCTATATCCTCTAGTTCCGCCCAATCCTGTTTAGTATTCTTAGATAAGAATATTAATTCTAACATATTCATAGCGGCTTTTACTTTTGTTTCTACTTTCTTAGAGTCTTTACCATCACCATAATGTTCTATGATGTAAAGTGCAACATCATCAACTTCTAAATCTAATCCTGTTAAACCGTCTGTAATATCATCGGGCTTCATATCTTTAATTGAATATGCTTCTTTTGGTAGTGCCTTATTATCTTCTCTAATAGCATAGTGAACAAACTTAATCATAAGTTCGGGTGATTCTAATAATGCTTCTAATACATTACCTTTGAATTTTTTAGCGAAAGGGTCGCTAACTTCATCGGAAGAATATCTTAGTGCTTTGATTCCTTCATACAACTTTTCAGCATTGTTGGTGCTAACATCGGAAACATCATTTGATTCTAATAAGTCTTCATCAATATAATCCTTAAGTTCATTTGAAAGAGCATCGGTCATTTCATATGCTTCTTTGATTTTATTTACTGCGTTTCTCCATTTAGAACCGTATTCCTTTGGGTCGGTTCTTGCTGAAAGATAAGCAACTCTTGTTCTCTCAAAGAGTCTTAGAATATCTGTGGATATTGACTTATCCTTCTCAATAAGGAGAGGCATATTACATCACTCATAAAATTCTTTCATTTCTAATCCTAGACCATCTATTACTGCTAATTTAGTAATTACAGTTTCTTTATCCATTGATTTTAATTCTCTAAACGCTTTATCAATATTTTTTATTTGAGGACTAGTTAATCTAAGTTTTCCTTCATCGTTTTTAAATGCTTTATCTAATAGTTCTAATGCGACGGCAGTTTTGATTCCTTTAATGCTACTAATTTGTTTGTTTAATTTACTTCTGTTATCCGTTGGGTCTACTGCTTTTTTTAAACTCTCACCCGCTAAACCATACCCTTCTTTCTTTTGAGTTTGATTAGTAATCTTAGAAGCATCTTGCACCTTTGGCCTCTTAATCTTCTCAACTTCGGGGTCTGTATCTATTTCCAATACTTGAGTTGGCTCAATGTTCTTTCTTTGTTTTGCGCTTAATTCTTCCTTAGCCTTTCTTGCTTTTTCAATAGCAAGGCTAACTATTCTTTCTTCTTTTGTCACTCTTTCCGGCATTATTGTCCACCTACCTTTTCTACCATCTTATGAATATCTTTCCAATCCATATTTCCAACATCTTTCAATGGTGAACCTCCGATAGTTCCGTGATTCATCTTAGGAGTTGGACTATCAACAACAACAAAACCGGACTTCATTAGTAAGTTATCGTCATTGTAAACTGCTTTTTCTAAACTCTCTATCTTAGCACTAAGGGCTTTTATAATCTCAAGTAGTTCTTCATTAATTGTATTTTCTTCGCTCATATTTATCAGTCCGGTTCTATTCTTGTCTGCATTGACTTGTAATCTTTACCATATTTAAATTTAGCACATTGGTTACATAGTGCTTTCATAGGAGGATAATAATTTATTGCTCGCAAAGAAGTTCTTTTACCGCACATCTCACAATTTTTGTATGCCGATGTAGCGTCTTTTCCTTTAGTTCCAAAGGATTGCCCTACTGATTTAGGTTTTTTAGTATCTTTTTTAGAGCCAAATCTATCCATAATATTGCGTTTAGCATCGTCGCTAATTTTTATTATGCTCCACCAACTCATCTCTTTTCCTCCTTCTTTGGATATACTAAATCTCTCAACTGTCTGTAAAGCAATTCATAGTCCTTACGAAGTTCGGTAGCCGAAGCGACTATATCTACATTCCGTTCTTCCATAGACTTCATTTTCTTTGTAAGTTTCTTATCGGACTTAACTAATTCTACATCTTTTAATGCACTAATTAATTCGCCTAACTTAGTAAAGTCTTGTCCAAAAAATTCAGTAGGTTGGGCTGATTGTAATACTTTCTTTAGACGCTTAGTTTGTTTCTTATCTAATGTGTCTAATATATTCTTCTTTACTTTTTCTTCTTTCTTTATGGTAAATTCTTTACCTTCCTCGTAGTAATCCCATGTCATTCTTCTTCCTCTCCTTGTTTTTTAGGTATAGTTTGTATTGCTCTTGCCTCTCTATCCGCCCTTACTTCTGTCTTAGGTGTAAAAGATTCCGATAGTTTTTCGATGTTTTTGTCATGTATGTCTTTAAGTTTTTGTAATTTTTTAATATATTTATCGTAAACATCCGTAAAGTCTGCTATTTTAGATAATTCTTTACCTAAAACTTCATCTGCTAGAATTGCTTCAAAGCCTTTTTCTTCTATTTTAATGTTAAATTTGCTCAAGTCCACTAATTTATTTTTAGTTTTGAATGCCTTTAACAAATCCTTAAATTCATCTTCCATCTGTTCCATTATAGCCGTTGAAATTTTATATTGTTCTTGGCGAGTTTTTGGTTTTTTATCTTTTAGATACTGTTCTCTTTCTTCGGGGTCTGTTGGAACTAAAGATTCTATTTTCTTTTTGTTGCTTTTAAAATATTGAAGGAAAGCCTTCTCAATAGGTTTTATTAAGTCTTCATCGGAAATATCCGATTCAAGCAAATCTTGTATGTTGTCTTTTACTAGTGGTTTTAATGCTCCCATAACTATTCTTTCCCCATCTTGAGGAGAGACTGGTATTGGTTTAATATGCCTATATATTTTAGTAGTGAAAATTTTCTGTTGTTTTTGACCCGCCTCAAGGCTTTCTTTACTAGTTTTGATTGGTTTTTTTTCCGCTAATAATTCTTCAAGTTTAGGAGAGTTATAATCGGGATTTTCTTTTCTAGCCTCGGTCTGTTTTTCTCTTTCGGTTTTAATCTTATTATCAATTTCTTTTAGTTTAGCACTCAACTCATCTAATTCTTTTTGCTTTTCATCAGTTAAAGAGTCTACTTTAGGTTCATCTTCCTCGCTATCTATGAATCTATTCATTCTTTGAATAACTGCAATAGAATAATCCCTTGCTATTTCTTCTAAATCAAAAGTACTTGTTTCGCTCGCTTTTTGTTTTTGTGTTATGTATGTTGATTGTAGTTTTTTAACCTCTTCAACAAAATCATCTATTGCCTTAAAGAACTGCTTTCCTTCTTGTCTATTATCGAGTATAGAGAATAAAGCATCTAATTGTTCTTTTGCTTTATTTCTTGGATTGTTTAAGTTTAAGAGTTCATCTGCGGTCTTATCGCTTCTTTCCGATTCTTCTTCATATTCGCCTTCTTCATGTTTTTTTGCTTTCTTTTCCATATAAGCCAATTGCATATCCCAATATAACCTTACAAAATCAACGGGGTTCTCTTTATAGGCTTCAATGTCTTCAAGCCCTACAAAAGATTCCCCTAATGGGTCAATATTTTCATTTATAAACTGCTTTCCTGTGATTAAAGGGACATTAAATATATTGTAGTATTTTTCACTAGTGACTCCTTCTACTTTCATTTTATCATCTTTAATATCAAGAGTATCATTTTCAGCATCCAATCTTTTGTCATTCATAACAAGATTTGAACTATCTCTTGTATCAGCACTTCTAGACATTCTATGTAAAAACTTCATTACCTCCTTAGATAATTTATTTTCATCTCTAATTAAATCCCTTACAATAAAAGCAGGTATTGGTTTTAGTAGTGCTTTCTGTTTTCTTCTCTTCTCAACAAAACCTTCTAGTGCTTTTAGTGCATTAGACACTTCCTTTCTTGCTTCCGAAGTTTCTTTGTCTTGTTCTAAAATACTTCCTCCTGTCATTTTAGAGTAAGCCCTTTGTAGTGCGTTATATATTCTTTCATTGGATATAATTTCCCTAATTTCATTAACTGATTTTTCTATTGAAGCATATGTTTTATCTTTTGGAGAAAGCGGATTCTCTCTTTTTCTCAAGAAAAATTTTCTTTGTACTATAACTACATCGTAAAATTTCCAAGCATCTTTTCCTAACTTATCTCCTACAACTTCTGCTTTGTTCAATCTATCTTGTTGAGTTTTTAATTTCTTTGCTTGTTCTTCTTGAATCTTTAATTTTCTTTGTGCTTCTATAGCCTTACTTCCTTTAGTATATCCTGTAATCATATTTGTTAGTTTTTTTACTTTTTTAGCCATCTCATCTTTTAATTTAAAATATTCTTCCATAGAACCTTTGAATGTTTTTAATTTACCTCTAAGAGATTTTATCTCTTCTGTTAGTTTTTCCATCCTAGTATCTTTCTGTTTGTCATCTTTAGATTTTTTAGGTTTCTTTTCTATCGCATATCCCTTAACTACTGAAAGTAAATCTCTTATTAATTTAGAGCCGTATTTTTTATTATCAAATACCTTTTTTGCTTCTAACAATAATTTACTATCACTAGTTGTCGGTTGCCTAACAATTTGCTTCATGTTTTTTAGACTCTTATTTAGAGAAGAATAGGCAGCGTTTGTAGACCTAGTGCCTTTTTCTTTCTCAGCGATTAATAAATCTTTAAACATCTGTTGGTTTTTACTCGACAATAATTTTTGTAGTTTGTTTATTTTTCTATAATTAGGAGATTCTTTATCTACTTTATCTCGTAGCAAACTTAAGTAGTTATATACTCTTCTATATGCTTCTGTTTTCAAACCCTTCCCATCACCCAAAGGTATTTTCTTTCCTTTAACACTATCTTTGATACCTTTTGATTTTGCATCAGTCTCTAAGAAGCGTTGTAGTTTTTCATCGCTATATTTTCCTTTAATGTAAGCAGTTAGTGTTTTATCTTCTAATGGCATAGTGCTTAATTTGTCTAAATACTCTTTGACTTCTTTTTCTTCAAGTAGTTCTTTAAAGTCTCTTAGGAACTTAGCATCTTTNTTTTTATCAACTCTTAATACTTGTAAAGGACTAACATTTTNAGTTCTCCTAGCAATACTTTNAAAATACTTAGTTTCTGTTCCTTCTTTGTCGTNTTTGTTCTCCTTTACACCTACTTTGNTCTCTAATTCCACTACTCTATCTTTTAGTTTCTTCAATTGTTCATCTGTAAGTTTATATTGTACCATCCATATAGGATTTCCTTTTTCGTCTTTAGGTAATTTTTCATCTATTGATTTATGTTGGTCTTTAATGAATTTTTTAGTTGCTTCTACATCTTTTTTGTATTTCTCATATAACTCATTTAACTTTGTGGTCATTTCCTTTTGGGAAATACCTTCCTTCCAAGTTACATCAACATCCTTTTGATATTTTTCAAAAAGTCTTTTGAATTTACCATTCGCCCTTTTTACCCTAGTTTGGTAGGCTTCTATCATCTTTCCTTCCTTTGTATTTTTAGGATGCGCTCTAAGCATTCCTCTTTGTTCTTCTCTCGTTAGAATAGAAAGGGAGGCATCAAATCTATCTAATGCGCTTCTTAGTAATACTACTTGTCTAGATGCTTTGGGGTCTTTTAAATTTATTTTTGGTGTCTCTAAAGAAAACAACAAGTTTTTTCTTGCATCTTCAATTGCTTTTTTATAATTGGATTTATCGAAACTATTTACTAATTTTTTTGTGCTTTCTAATTCTGCTCTATCTTTTCTATATTGGTTTTTCCTAAGTTGTAATTTCCTATTAGCCGTATATTCTTTCCAAACTAATTTTATTTCATCAATAGTCCATTTCCAACCATAGATTTCTAAAGGCTCTCCTCTAGCAATAAAATCCTTGTATTGTTTTTCCCTAATATCATAGGATATTTTTTCTTTTTGTTCTCTAGTCAATTCGCCCTTTTTCTCGGCTTGCTGAATTGCCTCTTTTACTTTATCTCTAAAATCTTCACTAAAACTACTAACTAATCGGGCTTTAGTTTTATCTCCATCTTTATTTTTTAGTTTTTGTCTCTCGTCTGCGCTTTCTTTTTCTTCTGTTTGTTCTAATGCTTCTCTTTCAGCAAGTTCGTACATGTTTTCACTATCTAGTATTTTATCTCCTAGTTTATCATCTGCTCTTGTTTTATCGTCAAGATAAAATTCATCATCTTCACCATCTGCTTTTCTTATTGTATGTTGATTTTCTACTTCTTCAATTAAACACTTCAACAAGAAATGAAGGTCTTCTTCTTTATTGTGTAAGATGGCCTTCATAAACATATTATCGCCTCAAAATGGAATATTCTCTTTCTTACCTCTCCTCTTTTGTGGGGGTAAGATAACATCGGGAACATCATTAGATGCTCTTATTGCTTTATGAGTTGTGTCCGGTGGTAATCCACCAACAGAAAAATCACGATTCTTTGTAATCTTTCTAGTCTCATTTGCATTCTGTGTTCTAACTTTCGCTAATTCTTTCTTTAGTCTAATCTCTTTCTGTCTATTATCTTCTTTCATTTTATCACCTAATTATCATCGGGGTTTGGGTAAACTGCATATCTATAAGATTCTAAATTTTCTATTTCTTCTTCTGTAAATTGCCCTATTCTAAATCCGGTTTCTCTAACAAAGTCAGCAGTTCCTTTACCCATTATGAACATCATCAATAAATAACCTAATGTTTGTCCTGTTTTTTTAGCCATTTTTTTTAGCCTATTGATTAAGGTTTTTTCTTTATCGGCTTTTAATATATCTTCCCAACTCATCTAACCTGTCCTCCTCTCACTTCTTCTATCTACATTTTGATTACCTGCGTCTTCCGGCAATCCGCTTAATCTTTTATCCGGCCCTCTACTCATAGAAGGTTTATTTCTAGTAGCGGGTGGATTTTCTTGTGGTTTACTACCGCCACCTTCTGCAAACATTCTTGTTTGTTCATCTAAGTCTCTTTGGTCTAAATTAGAACCTGCTAGTGGG